GTGGAGGATGTGTACCGCATGGCTGGCCTGACTGCTCCTGAAGACGTGAGGGGAGCATTCAAGGAAATGTCTCAACTCGATGGAGAAGGCTTCAACTTGCTGCGCAAAGACATGCGCCGCTATGCCATTGGCCTGCGCTCCGGTACTGGCGATCCATTTGACCTGATGCACGAGATCGGTCACATGGTAGTTCGCGCCACGTTCGATCAAGATCAGTTGGAAACGATTGCCAAGCAATACAGCGAAGCCCTCATCAAGGGCAATCGCGAAGCAATGCAAATCGCAGCAAAGTACGGCGCTGGCGACATTCATCGTTCTGCTCAAGAGTGGTTTGTTGAAGGTTGGGCGAAGTACCTCGGCGAGCGAGTCGCAAAGGGCGACATGTTTGCAGTTCGCAACGGAGAGCAGCCTCTGCGTTTGCGCGGTCAACTGAGCGCACTGGCTGATCGCTTGATTGAGTATGTTGCTTACATCGTCAACGGCCTACTCAAGAAAAACACTGTTCGTCAACAGTTCCGTCGTCTGACCTTCTACGGAGACATGTTCTCCATGAACAAGACGAAGGTTCCGTTCAAGGCTGCCGTCGACAACACCAACAACTACTCTGTGATGGCGTCGATTGCGCCACACTACGCCCGCGATGTCGTGACATCCATGGATTCCACCAAGAAAGCGATGGCTCGTGAGTTCACCATGGCTTCACCAAACGAAGACCTGATGGACTTCATCTACTACCATGGCACGCCCAACGGTTCAGCCATGGAGCGTGGCAGCTTACTCGATCCGATCCTCGAACCGTCTGCTCCAGACGCATTGTTCGGCCCCGGGGTCTACGTCAGCAAATCGCAGGCTCTGGGCAAACATTACTCGGAGGCAGGTCATCTTGCGTCAATACGCAGAATGATCGACGACGCAACTCCGCTAGACGCAAAACGACGCGAAGGCTACGAGCTTGCGCAGATGATTGTTGAGAAACGCAATCAGATCGACGAGATGAGTCGAGAGATGACTTTGTCTGGGTACTCTGAGCAAACAAAGCGTCGCGCTCAGACATCCATGGACAACGAGTCAATCGCAGACTTGCATCCAGATGACTCTGCGCTTGGGCTTCTGAACAAACAGAAGGCTCTGCAAAACGCAATCGCCGAAGAGCACGCGCTGTGGTCTACATTGCAAAACGCAACCGGCCTGAAATACAACCCGAAGGTCATGCCGCTGTTTGTTCATGCGGCTGAATCATTCGACTTCAGGGATGGCGTGTTCTACTCCTTCAATGGAGAGGGCAACAACATCATGTGGCTCGGCGACTACTTGGTCAACCACAACTACATGACCGACTCTGCGTTCAAGGATATTGTGAACAAGGCTCCGTCTCAGTTCAGCGGCTCCGACCTGTTCGAGATGCTGACAGAGAGCGCAATGGTTCGTGATGGATTGGCGGTCAACTCTGCCGAGGCCAAAGCGAAACTTCAATCTGCAATGCGCGAGCTTGGCTATGACTCATACCATGTGAGCGAGCCTTCTCCTGATGGCCTTGGTCAGCATGATGCGATGGTCTTGTTTGACAGCAACCAAGTCAAGCACATCGACGCAGACACATACGATTACGAGCGTGCTGGAATCTACAACAGCACAGTTGGCGATGAACTCATGGGCGTCACCCATCGTCTTGCAGACGAGATGGAGTCGTTCAACCGCGTCATCACCAGCCAAGACTACGTTGGCATTGGTCACGAGATTCAGCGACTCGGCATCCCAGATGCGCTGCAAGGCGTTGTCAAGAAGATGACTCGCAAGCAAGAGCTTGATCTTGAAGACGTGAAAGTGGTGCACGCCAACACTGTTGGCAACGTGCTCCGCGAGAACTCTTCCGTGCTCCGTCGTCTCGGCGCTCACTGGTTTGCAAACCGAATCAAAGGGCAGACCGGCAGCAGCATCTACGACCGTCACAACTCAGACCTGTCTGCTCGTTTGCAGCCTCTACTGTCTGAGCTTCGCGCTCTGCCAGATTCAGGCAATGCTGTTGGTCGCTGGTTCAAGAAGAGCCTGATCTCCATGCCTCTGGTTGGCGGTACTCTGAGCGGTGCAGCCGCTGGCAGCGCCATACTTCCCGGAGTGGGAACTGTGCTTGGTGGTCTTGGTGGAATGATTGCTGGCGGAGCCGCTGGCTCTCACGTCAAGATTCGTCAGCCTGCGTCGCACACCAGAATCTTGGATGCAATGCGCCAAGGACGTCAGGCAATGGCTCGTCTCAGCCCGCAAGAGCGCATGATCGCAGAGCGCATTCAAACTACGTTCCGCTCGGAGCTTGAGCGCCTGCGTTCTGCTGGCATCCCTGTCGGCGATGCAACGATGCGCGGCTACACCGACACCTATGTGCCGCAGATGTGGGATGCGGAGGCAATTCGCGAGAACCCCAACTCGTTCCTGAAAGAGTTGCGCTCTTACATCATGCGGGATCACCGCATGAATGGAGACACATTTGACCCTCGTGATGCAGACGAGTTGGCTACCAAAATATTCAACAAGATTCTGGACAACGACGGTCACTTGGCGGCTGACTCCGTCATTCACCGCGAGTTCTCGAATCCGTTCTACCAGCGGTTCATCAACTTGAAGGCAAGCGACATGCCCGCCTTCACTCCCTTCATGGTCAATGACCTTGAGGGAATCTTGGCCCGCTACTACAACAAGACAACTCGCAAGCTGACACTCGCAAAAGAGTTCGGCGCTGGCGGTCATGCGTACAACGCATACCGTGCTGTTGCAGAGATGGGTGTTGATGCAGCCGTCAACGTGTTGCGCTCCAACAAGAACATCTTCGTCAACCGCCGCGAATATTTCCACTCTGCTGACGTTGAGAACCTAATCGTCCCCGCAATCAAGCTGGGCGAAGAGGAGACCAGAGACTTGGTGAAGAAGGTCACCAACATGCTGGGCGACACCAACGCATCGTCTGCGCAGATGAAGCACCGCGCCAAGATGGAGCTTCTGAGCAACTACGATTTCGGTAACATGGATGAGGCGATGGCGTCAAACCTTCGTCTCAGAATCGACGCGGTGGTCAACGCCTTGTCTGACTTCAAGAAGCCTGTCCCGGCTTCTGATCTGCGCTTCATGGACAACATGGTCAACGTGCTGAACCAGCGCCCAATCGACGGCACTGACGGCACTGGCTTGATCTACCAAGCAAGCCGCAAACTGCGTGCATTCAACTCCGTCTCTCTGCTGGGCTTTACGACTCTGTCGTCTATCCCTGATGCAGTCTTGCCGCTTGTTCGCTCTGGCAACTTCCAAGCGTGGGCAAAGGGTATGAGCCAGTGGTACAGGGCAGAGCCTTCCTACCGAAACGCCGCTCGCGACATTGGCGTGGGCATCGAGAACCTGATCCACGACCGCATGGTCAATATGGCTGGCGATGGCTCTCAGCGTTTCAGCAACTCTTTCTTCAACCTGACACTGTTGACTCCTTGGACGAACATGCAGCGTGAGGTGGCAGCGCTTGTTGGCTTCAACGCCCTCAAGTCTGAGATCGAGATTGCTCGCAAGTACGCCAACAATGGCGCGGTAGACAGCGCACGCTACAAGACAGCCGTTCGCTTCTTGGAGCGCTACGGCATGGCTGGTCGAGACCTGCCAGACGGTCACATCAACTTTGCAAGCCCGAGTGCTCCTCGCGTTGACGACATCCGCACCTATGCGCAAAACCCGCAGGTGCGCTACGCCGTCATGAAGTTCACGAACGAAGCGATCTTCACCCCTGACCCCAACGATGTTCCGTTGTGGGCACAAACTCCTTGGGGCGCAATGGTCTACCAGTTGAAGTCGTACCCAGTAATGATGGGTCGTCTCACCAGCTACGTCATGGACGAAGCCAAGCAAGGCAATGCCAAGCCGCTGATCTACATGCTGACGGCAGGCTCTGCTCTCGGCGCTTCCGCCCTAGCTGTCAAAGACATTGTCCAGTCTCGTGGCGGTCAAGACGAGCGCAGCCCAGAACTGCGTGCACGCTCGCTCGACAAGACGGTTATCGGTAAGGCTGCTGTCGGCTTTGGCTTGGTCGACAAGGAAGACATCAAGGACAAGTACGAAGCGGTCGCTTGGTATGTTGAGGGCTTGATGGCGATGGGCGGTCTTGGCTTTGTTGGCGAACTGTTCTTCAACTCAGCCGCTCAGATCGACAACGGCAACTACGGCTTCAACCGCATGATGGGCACAATCCTCGGCCCGTCTTACGATGTTGCCTACGGTGGCTTCAAGGTAGCTGGCGGCGTGCAAGACATGATTGCTGGCGCAGACACCAATGGTCAGAAACGTGAAGCAGCACGAGTGGTTGCGTCGCGCATCCCTGTCCTTGGTGGAAGCCGAGACTTCAGAGAGTCAGCCGCAGACCTGATGGGTCAACCAAGTAAGGGCGGCAAGAAGAAAGCGTACTTTGACGGTATGTCCAACGATCCGTTCGGTGGAGGCAAAGACCCATTCGGCGGTGATCCATTCAAGTAAGGAGCAGCCATGTTCGCACTATCTGAACGAAGCAAACAAAGGCTTGAGGGCGTCGACAAAAACCTTGTCGATGTCGTCAAGCTGGCGATTGAGTACACAAAGATCGACTTTGGTGTGACGCAGGGATTGAGAACGCCGGAAGAGCAAAAGAAACTCGTCGAGTCTGGCGCAAGTCAGACGATGAACTCGAAGCACATCACCGGCAAGGCAGTGGACTTGGCTGCCTACATTGATGGTCGTCTCAGTTGGGAACATAACCTCTATGACGACATTGCAGATGCGATGAAGCAGGCTGCAATCGAGAAGAACGTGGCGATCAGGTGGGGCGCTGCGTGGAATGTTCCTGACATCCGCATGTGGAGAGGAACAATGGAGGAGGCGATGATGTACTACATCGACTTCTGCCGCAGAGAAAACAAGCGTCCATTCATCGACGCACCGCACTTTGAACTTTCATAAGGAGAAGATCATGGCAGACCTATGGGGAGCAGCAAAAGGAATTCTCGGAGCAGTTGCTCCAACACTGGGGGCCGCGCTAGGCGGCCCTATGGGTGGCATTGCAGCCAAGACGATTGCAACCATCCTTCTCGGAGACGAGGCAGCAGACGAGTCGAAAATTGCGGCAGCAGTTGCTGGTGCAACGCCAGACCAACTCTTGCTGTTGAAGAAAGCCAACCTCGACTTTGAGGTCAAGATGCGAGAGCTTGAGGTCGACATCAAGCGCATCGAGATGGATGACAGGAAGTCCGCCCGAGACAGAGAGGCTGCGATCAAAGACTGGACTCCTCGCATTCTTGCTGCGCTCATCATTGGCGGCTTCCTGACATCGGTCTATATGGTTCTTGCGGGATTGGTCGAGGGTCTCAAAGACCCAGTGATGTCTGGCATTGTCGGCACACTGATCGGCTACGTCAGCGCCAAAGCAGACCAAGTTGTCAGCTACTACTTCGGCTCCAGCGCTGGCTCTGACAAGAAGACAGAGGCCATGCAGAACGCCATGGAAAGGGGACTCAAATGAGCAAGCCAAAACAAGGTCTTTATGCCAACATCCACGCAAAACAAAGACGAATAGCCGCAGGCTCCGGCGAGAAAATGAATCCGGTTGGCTCGAAGTCTGCTCCGACTAATGCAGACTTCCGCAATGCGGCGAAGACTGCAAAGAAACCAAGGGGGAAGAGATGATTTACTGGTCAATCATGACGGCATACATTGTGAAGTTCTGGAACGATGTGCGCCGAGCTTTCTCCATGTACTCATGGGGAAAACGACTTGCTGCATTCGGCGGAGACGAGGCAAAAAAAACGGCGTCCGTTGGGACGCCGAACTCAGTGGCAACTGATGCCAATGATTCTACACAGGGTGACCAGAAACCCCGTCGTCATCCTGCGAAAAAAGACTCGGTTGAGCCGAAGGCATCACGCCCAGCAAAGCGTCAACAGAAAAAATGAGATGCTCGATTGAGCGGTCATTAAGCAGTTTGATCTCTGGGACTACGTCAAAGGTTTCCGATTCGTGAGACGCGCTTTTTTCATGACCGGGGCGAACGACCTCAATGAGTACGCCGCCCACAGACTTGAGCGCGTCAGCTTCATTCGGGAACCTGATGTCGTCGCACACAACTCCGAACGAGTGCGTTCGCAAAGCCTGAAGAGCTTGAGCAACCCAGATGTTGCACCAAAGGTTTTCTCCAATAGTGTTCCTGCCCCACTCGGTTCCGATGGTTTGCATGGCGAAGCGCGGAGTCTTGCCACACAACAAGGGAGACGGAACCTCTTTTAGGCTCCCCTCGATGTGCTCGTAGCCAAGGCCCATGGCTCGCATCATCTCTTTCAATACGCCAGCCATCTTGATTCTGGTGTACCCCTTCGTCTCAAGATGTGCAGCAACAGTTGATTTGCCGCAGCCCATTGGGCCTGTTAAACCGATGACTCGCATTTGATTAACTCCTTACGTTTTTCAGCCAATTCACGACTCAGCCATCTGTGTTTATCAATCGCCTTCTGACGATGATCGTGTGAGACGGTTGTGTCACCACGGTCGATGCGCCACTCGATGTCTCGAATGCGCTCTTTCACGCTGTCAATTTCGTGCTCAAGTTCAACGACCTCAAGAACAAGGTCTACTCTCTTTCGTTCGTTCACTTTGACTCCTCCCACACATTGTCTGGAAGGTACGAGATCGACATTCCATTTGCTTGCGCGAATTCAATTTCCCACTTCACACCAGCACTGACTTCCCATAGTGGCAACATCAGAACAATCAGACCTTCTGAGTCACGCAAGAATGGCAGGCACTTGGCAAGCCACCATTTGGTGTCGTGCTTCTTCATCGTCTTTTGAGCCTCGTGCCAGTGCGCAATCGGAGAGTAAACATCAACGCCGCTCTCCATCAAATAGGCTTGGCACTTCACCGCCGACGCAAATCGACGTTCTTTGGCTTCTTCAGTAGCGACCCCGTCAAGCGAATACGGGGATGCTAGATAGAAGAATCCTTTGCCAGTGGTTCGTATCTCGTCCAGTTGGTACATGATTCTTGACATCCCTTATCGCACACCCACTCTCCGTGCTTTGACGGCTTTGCGTTTGCGCATGTTCGTTTAGATTTCACTTCAGGCTCTTTGCCTTTCCAGCAAGCATCAAACTTGAAGCACCCTCGACATCTCCAGTCAGCTTCGTCTTGACTCGCCTTTCTGGCTCTCCCGGAAAGGATCGTCTCAACTCTTGACTTGAGGTTCTCGTATTCAAACTCATCAAACAAAACCTCTTCTGATAGGTAGTCCGAATTGTTTTTGTTGTAGGCCACAAACAAGCACTTCTCGATCTTTGCCATGCCGAGCATGAACTGAATCTGTCCGTAGTAGTGGCGATGCGAAAACTTGACGCCAGACTTCTCGCACTCCTTGAACTTCGAGTCGTTCATCGACTTGATCTCAAGAAGGATCGTGTCTCCGTCGCACTCAATCAATCCATCTGCATGCCCAATGGCGTGGCCTTCGTAAGACGAGAACGTCCACTGTTCTCCAGTCATTGGGTCAACCTCCATTACATGGAGTCCGGCTTTCTTGAGGTCGTAGACAACTGTTTCTTCGATTCGGTGTCCGTCTCGGAAGATTCGCTTGAGCCTTGGCTCTGGGGCTGTGTCTGGGTAGCCCCGAAAACCGTAAGCGATAGCGGCTTCGCACGAACCACCGACCGCCGACGCGCCGATGTAGGTTCTGGGTTTTTCTTTTCGTTGCTCTCGTTCATAGGCTTGATCCACAAGTTGTCTGACGTTCAACATATCTGGTTCCTAAAAAAAGGGGGGTGAAGCACCCCCCTTTTGTGCTGTCATCAAAATGGGATGTCGTCCTTCATGTCGTCAAACCCATCGCCGCCGCCTTGCGAAGACGATGGTGCTTGCTTGCTCGACTTGCCGGTGACCTCCGATGGGTCAAAGAAGCCCTTGACCTTGCTTCCGGTGCGCTCGTTGCCGTCCTTGTCGGTGTATGTGTCTGAGCCAACGCTCACACCAACTGTCAGACCACGAATCTTTTCCACGCCGCCCGGGTTATCGGGGTTCGGGTGACCGCCGTGCACAAGCAATGCCTTGAGTTGCTCGCGACCAATGCGTGTTGCTTGCTCGGAGTTTGGTACATGCACATTGATCCAGTGGCGAATTGCGCCCTCTTGATTGGTCAACTTCAACTCCAAGATCGCGCCGTTGGAACGGCTCGTCTTGATCTGTGCTTCTGCCACGGTCACAACATGACGACCGGGCTTGAGAACTGAGCCAGCGCTTGCTGCTTCTACGCCAGACAGGTTGAGGTCTTTGAAACTGAATGCCATGATTTAGTCCTCCTTGGACTGGGTTGATTGAGAAATACGCGCCCACTCGTTGTCATCCATGTCAAGGCGCTGAAGAAGTTCGACGATGTTGCCGCTGGTTTCGACCGGCTTGAGACGACGCTTCTCATCTCGAACCTTGCCGTGCCAGCCGCGCACTTCATCGGTGATGGTGTAGCGCATGACGCGCTGTTTACCGTCCACCTCTTTCGTCACACGGACACCGCAGAATACACAATCGAAGATGCCCGGTAGTTGTTGCATGGTCGCCTTGCCAGCAACCATGGGCCAGAACTCCGTCTCACCGTTTTCGTCTGTGGTTTCTTTTGCGAGGCATGTAACGATGACGTGCATGTCCATGTCGCGTACTGCCTTACATGCTCCGATCAACTGTGCAGCATGGTTGCCCCACACTGCAAAGCCATCGGCGTTCTTCTTGCCAGCACGTTTGGCAACCTCTTCTGCCTCTGCTTCCGCATGCTTGAACGACATGTCGGATAGCTCGGTCAGGGAGTCGATGCCAATCCATGTGTAGCCGCGCTTCTTGAAGTCTTCGGTGCGTGTCCACTTGAAGATGTCGATGAACGAATACTCATCCTTGGCTGGGTCACTCTTGCCGCCCCACGAGGTGAACGGGAGGTAGTCGATGTTGGCTGATCGGATGGAAGACAAGCCGCTCTCTCCGCTGATGATGAATCCCTTGCCGTAGGCATCTTGGAAATACTTCATCTGCGTTGTCTTGCCCCAGCCGTGATGACCGTAGAGCAAGACCTTGCGCTTGGCAGTCGCATCGTCCGCCGTGTTTTTAGGATTGAACATTGTGGTTCCTTGCATAGTTTGAACAAATGATGTTCGCGACTTGCGCGACTGTCAGCGATGTGCCGACGTCGCGTTCCACGAACTCCTTGATGCTGGCGATGGCAACAAGCGCGGCTTGGTTGTCGAGTCTTTGTTGCTTTGTCAGCGTGGGTGCAGGGCTTCGCCTTTTTTTACGCTCTGCCCAATGCTCTTTCATGGCTTGCGAGTGATGCTCACGAGCCTGTCTCTGACTCCAGTACCTCTTGAGGCGCTGGCTTTGTTGTTCCTTTTGTTCGTCTGTCCACTTTCTTTTGTTTGCCATGTCACGCCTCGCCCTTCCTCGTGACTTTGACAGTCACGTTTCCGGGCTTGCGTGTGAGGGCGGGGAGAAGTGGTGCGCGGTCTTCTTCCGACATGCGGTCGAACTTGCGCTTGTCTACGGCGAGATGTTTCTTGACGAAGTCGGGCATCTTGACTCCACTCTCAAAAAGGGCGGTCAAAATTTTCTGATCCCATTCGTACTTGCAACCGCGAGACACGGTGATGATTGCTTCAGGTGCGTCAATGACGTGGTCACCGAAGTCGTCTGACACTCGACTGATGGCCTCATCGCAGAGCCTCTTGTACTCCGCCTCGGCTGCGTCGAGTTTTTCTTTGGCTGCGACGAGCGCATCTGCAAGCGCTGTCTTTGGTGCGGCGGCAGAGGCCGCCTCGAATTTATCCCAATCGCTCATAGTGATGGTTACCTCATGGTTATGGTTAAGGGTGAGGACACTGTATCATCATCGGGACAGGTGTGCCATACAGTTTTGTCCAGAATGTGTCTCAGTAACGTGACACGTCATGGACTACCTGTCTGAATTCTGGCACAGTTGGGGCTGGGCATACCGCCCTGCAAACAAGGAGAGACCGTGAGAAATTTCAACGCCAAGAAACTCATCGACGATTGCGGTGGGATCAGGCGTGTCGCGACGATTCTCGGCAAGACGCGCACTGCGCCCTACCGGATGATCGCCACTGGCCTGATGAACACCCGCCAGTTTGAAAAGCTCCTCGCTTCTAACCCTGACCTTAACTTGAACCATTACTTTGAGGAAGCAAATGACAGCGCCGACCAAGCAAGACCTGAAACAAACGCTGTATGACGCAGCATCAATGGCGATTGAGAGGGGATGGACGGTCATCCCTCTCTCGATCTCCAGCAAGAAGCCGCTCAACGAGTGGAAGAAATACCAGACCCAAGCGACTACCCAAGAAGAGGTAGACGACTGGTTTGAGAATGGAGCGCCTACCAAGGAAGGTGGTCGCGTGGAAGTCTTCAACCTCGCCTTGGTGACGGGAGTCATCAGCGGGGTGCTCGTCTTGGATTGCGACAACCAAGCGGCTGTCGATTACGCCAAGAAGAACGGAATGACTTCGCCCATCACGGTGAACACCACCCGTGGCAAGCACTTTTATTTTGCCCACCCGGGGCACGGCAAGCGCTTCGCCAACAAGGTTGGCGGCGTGGCCCGAGACTGGCCCAAGGTCGAGGGCTTGGACTTCCGTGGCGACGGTGGCTATGTGGTCATGCCGCCATCCATCAAGCTCGACGAGAACGGTGTCGTCTCGCACCAGTATGAGTTCGACTGCGGCTACGAGACCTCTGTTGACGATCTGGGGGAATGGGTATGGGCTGGCAAGCCAACCGAGGTTGAGACACAGCTTGACGGGGAGTTCAGCTTCGACGCCTTGAACCTGTCCGACTACCGTGTGGCGTCAGAGGCGGACTCCATGAGCGTCTACGAGCAAGCCGCGCAGAGGGTGGCGCACCTTGGTCGCAAGATGACCGACGGAGACGGCAGGAACAACTGGCTTGTCCGATTCGCGGGACAGAAGATCAGACAGGGCGTGGTTGGCGATGACTTGAGGGTGGTGTGCGAAGCCTTCATGGATGACTTCTTCGATCAGCATCTTGATCGACGCGAAGTAGAGGTCACCCTACGCAGCGCACAGGAGATGGATCGCAGAAACTACCCCGAGGATTACGCAGAAGACGGTAGCCGACGCAAAAAAGAGTCACCCAAAAACGCAACTGGATCGCTGATCCCCATCTATTCAGACGCAGTCGACCGCCTTTTGGCGGAAATGAAGGACGAAGTCTACTGGTCAGACCCCATCATCCCCGCCGGAACCATCACCCAAATCGCAGGCTACAACGGTCACGGCAAATCCTACTTCCTCTCAGCCATGCTCGCCGCCCTTGCTTCTGGGCACGAATGGTTTGGCCCGTACCAACTCGGGAAGCCAGCCAAGATTTTCTACATGGACTACGACAACCCGCGCCGCACGGTGCTGCGTCGTCTCAAAGAGTTCAACAAGATGTTTGGCGACACGGGCCACCACCTTGGTATCTGGTCTCCCACCTTGATTGCACCAGAGGATGGCGGCGAGATGAACCTGATGGAGGAGAGCGGTTTTCGCATGCTTGGTCAGTGGCTCGACGTGGTTCAGCCCGACATTGTTGTGATCGACACCATCCGCAACGCATTCCGTGGTCTCGAAGAAGCATCAGCAAGTGAGTGGGCGAAGGTCAATCATGTCGCCAAGGCAATCCGCAACCGATACCAAGCCAGCGTGGTCATGGTGCACCACCGCAACAAACCGGGCGAAGCTGGGCTGGGGCGCGAGGCTGGCTCGACCGCGCAGTTGACCGACATCGACACGCAGGTTTTTGTCACTCAGGTCTTCCGCGAGAAGAACGACGCCAAGTCAAAGGCCGGTCTGTGGGACGGCGACCTATCCGTGTATGCGATAGACGGACGCGAGTTCACCCCATGGGGATACCTCGAAAAGCAAGCTGGTGACGACACCCGTCTCACCATGGTGACACAAATCAGCTACGGAAAAGTTCGGCAGCAGACTGAGCTTCACGACACCCACTACATCGGCTGGGCCGAAAAGTTGGGCAGCAGCGAGAAGTTCATCGTCTCAACCAAATCCAAGAAGCAGCAGGCCATGCACCTGCTCCACACCCAAGGCTCCACACCCGTGGAGATTTCAATGCGTATGAAAGTCCCGGCCTACGAAGTTCGTAGATGGCTGGGCATAAAGGAGAACTCATGAACATCGGTCAATCACACATGGGCATTGGCGCTCAACTCGGCTCGACTCTGAACCCTACGCTTGGGCTTGGGCCTGAAGTCCCAAGACAAGAGTCGGCAACTGAAGACGAACTTGGTGGTCTCAGAAACCGTATTTCCACTCTCGAAGAAATGGTGTCTCAGGTGGAGATGCGTCTGCGACCCATCATGTCTCAGAACGAAGTGCCAGCTACTGGCAGGGTGTCGAAGGATGTGCGCGGGAACTCCATGTTGGTACTCAGCTTGAGGGAGAGCAACATGCAAATCGACATGCTCATCACAAGGATGTGCCAAATCCGAGACAGGTTGGAGGTCTGATGAAGACATTTCGTTTTGATGAGTGCGACTTCAAGCTGTTCAAGGAGTCCGTCGAGGAACTCGTTGCGCTCTTCGGCTTGGTCGAGTGGAACCTCATGATTGTTCACGAGCAGATTGGCGGGAACGTGGTGGCTCAGACGCAGTACAACTCCGTCTCAAAGAACGCTTCGATCCGACTGACCGAGCAGTGCGAAGCCGACTTCGGAATAGAGGACGACGTCGAGAGGCTGGCGCTTCACGAGGTACTTCATCTGCTGGTCGCCGACTTCTGCGAGACGGCTGCCAAGCTGGGCGACACGCATCATGAACTGGTCGTTGGCGCAGAACACCAACTGATCGCTCGACTTATGAGGGGGTGGCAGAAATGAGACAGCAAGACATTTATGACTTCGCCGGGTGGCTGACAACCCGCCCCGGCGTAATGCCGGTTGGCTCAACATCCAACGCCGCGCCAATGGCAGAGGCGGTCAAGGAGTACATCGAGACGTACCCAGAGCGCTTCGATCCTGAAGGTGAGAACGAGTTCAACCCTGACTGGGACTTGGCAAATGACATGAGTGACGCGCTCGACTTGCTTGAGCGGTGCGAGACCGAGATGCGTTATGCGGGATGGAAGGAGGCGGTGACGGACAACGTGGCGAGGCAACAGGTCTACCGTGATGTCGAGGCTTTCGTGTCCAAGGAGGTCAAGCCCTAAAAGAACTACTACACTTATTACTGAAAAACCACCCGAAGGGTGGTTTCTATCAGTGTGTTAGTTCTTAATAGGGATGGTAGCGAGCGTGAAAGAATCTTGTCAAGAGCAGAATGCGACACAAGCTGGACAAAAGTTTAAGTGGTTCAAGTGCCTACGGTGTGCAAGGAATATCCGCACCTTTCTCACCGGCACTGCGGGCGGCAAGTATTGCGTCAGTTGCGGGGTCGGAATGGGGTTGAGGAAAGGAGTCGTGAATGACAAAGCCGAGGGTTCTCTCTCAGATGGAGAGAGCGTTCCTCCGGCAGGCCGTCGAGAACGGTGAACATTACACAAGCATGGCGACGTCACTTGGGGTGTGCGTCGACACGCTGAAACGAATATTACAAAGAGAGGGTCTGGCGGAGTTCGAGGGGGCAAAGTATGCCGTCTCAATGACGCGCTCGAACAAGAAGAACGTATGGGTTCGCCCGTGCATGAAGTGTAAGGACGACCGACCTCGTCCTAAGTGGCAATATTTCTGCGACAAATGCCGCTCTACACTTGACGACGATGACACGGAGTACCGTTTATGGGACTAAGCCCGAAAGGCGCAAAAGCAAAAGGCGACGCTTACGAGCGCGAGATTGCCCACTACATGAATGATCGACTCTTCGGCGGTCGAGAGCAGGTCTACCGCGCTCCCC